GAGACGCCGGATGCCACGACACAGGCCACCGTCGGCGAGACGCTGATCATGGCCACAACCGCCCTCGATGGCAGTGGCGGTGATGTGCAGACCGTGAGCCTGTCACAGCGCGATGTATACGCCGCCGCCATCGTGGACGGCGTGACAGCCGGCACCCCGGGCCGTCAGGCGCGCCAGTGGACGCTGATCCCGGACTGGGGGCGCTCGGTGCGTGAAGGCCTCGTCTGGCGCACGGACGTGCATCCGACCAAGGACGGCGGCGAGTCGCGCACTCAGATCCGATCCCAGCCGCGGCGCACGCTCGAGTGGCAGGTCACCACCGACGATGTGCCAGCGGTGGACCGGGCCCTGACGGGCTGGCAGTCGCGCTCGTGGCTGGTGCCGCGCTGGCCGGACGCGCATGTCACGACCTCGCCCGTGGGTGTGGGTGATACCCGCATCCCGCTCGACGTTGAGCTGGGCGAATGGCGGATCGGCAAGCTCGTGCGCATTGGCGGCGAATCGCGATCCGT